GATTCAATAAGACCAACAAATATTGAAATTACAAGTTGCTTATCTACTTCTCCAGCTATTGCGGAATTTAGAGCAAAATCGAAATCCGCACGGGTTTGGAGAATTCTTGGAATACCATTCATTTCATTTTCCTTATTGTTCAATAATTGCTAAAACACCGCCGATGGTGATTAGTTTGTATGTTGTTGGTTCGTTGTCCACTACTGATTTTGGTGCGCTCTCAATAAGTTGGCTAATCTGCTCCGCAGTAAAGGCCCATAACGTCCACTTAGTAACGGAAGCAGTTGGAGTATTTGCTGTGTTGTTATCTACCAGTGATTTATAGGTATTGCCATCATCACCAATAATGCAATCGCCAGTCATATATGTTTCTAGAGCGTCATAATCAGGCAGACCGCGCCGGCTAAAGTAACGCACTCCATTAGCTAGGTAATTCAGAATCCAGTTAAAACGCTGACGACTTGGCGGGATATTTGAAACAGGCCAACCGATAGCTAATTCAGCATCAGCAGGCTTTACTTTATCGCCCGCATCAGCCCAAGCAGTAAGTACCGCTGGTTTAATAATTGACATTTGTTAATCTCCAAAAATGAAAAAACCCGCCAAAGCGGGTGCGAAGTACCGAATAAAAATCTATCTAAAATTCATTTGCCATAGCGCCACCGCCAATAGTTGCGCCCTCTTCCATAAATCCCTGCGCCCCCACTTGATTGTCAAAACCAAAGAATTGAGCGCCATCAAATACGGCTTTCCAGCCAATGCTTACACCCGCTGGTCTTGGCAAAATATCGAGCGACTTAATTAGTTGTTCCTCTAAGTAACTCAGGATTCGACCAATACCGACACCGAATGACATTGATCCTAAATCTTCAACATAGACGTAATCTGTATCGAGAATGATGGAAAGCGCATTAAGAACGTCATTACCAGTTCCCTTGCAGTAATTTCTTGCAATGGCAGCTTTTATGAGCAATCGAAACTCAGGGTCAGCCAAAACACTGGTAGCAAAAGCTGATTCAGCGTCATCCCTAAATCTTGATCCAACAAAGGAGTTGCCCTCCTCACCAAAAATATCAGCACCATTTTGACCTTGAAAGCCAAAAAATTTAACCGCCATTGATAAAGGGATGATTCTGGTAGCGCCTACGATTTGACCTATCACGTCAAGATTTACGCCAGTCATTAAATCTACGTCTGGCAGTAAAGCCAATTGAGCATAGGCAGACTCATCATTGGCCAGAGGGCTGATAATCGCATCTACATACTTCTGAAAGTTGGTATCTAGTAATGTCACTTATCTCCCCCTAAATTGAAGTGCTATACGTGATTGAGCGATGGACTTAATATCCATTGGCACTAGGCTTACAGAAGATTTGCCAACTAAGATGGTAAAGGTAGTCGCCGCCGAGCTAATGCCATCGCTTGCAGTTACCGTATATCTTAAATTTCTGGACAACTTATTGGGAGCACCCTGAATTATCCCGCTGACTGAATCGATTGATAATCCACTGGGTAATAATGGACTGACATCATATGACAATCCTGACGATGAAAATGCTTGCATGGGTGCAAAAGATACTAATTCACCAACGAATAATGAGTATTCAGATTTATTTATCGTTTTCAGCATCTTTAGCTTACCGTAACTGCAATATTGGCAATGCTAAAAGAGGCCAGCTCTGAATAAGCCATTTTAATATTTGCACTAGATAATGAATCCTGCAATCGCCCAATAGCAAGGCTTGAAACTGAAAAGCCAGCAATTGAGTTGATCGGTTCATAAAGACGGGAATAAATTACCTCCCCACCAATATCTTGATTCGCCAATCCCCAGGCCACGATTGCATTAGCTATATCTGCAGGTGCTGTAGATGGATAGCCGTCTTTTTTGGTGATCGCAATATTTATATAAATAGGTGCGCTGATTGGTCTAGAAAATATGATCGAGTGCGATCTTCCTTTGTTATCAAGCGCAATACTCGATGAGGTACCAAACAAAGTAACGCCAAGCGACTTCAATAGCCAAATCATCTGCGCCACATCAGAATCAGACCCACCAGATACGATGCAGCAAACTGAATGAGGTGGTAAGCCATTGGAATCCGTTAATTCCGTAGCATTTTCAAACACGATGCAGTTAGTAACATTAGCAACGGATAGCAAGCCACCCTCCAGTGAATCTACCATTGACTGAGAAGCAATGGCAACAGATTTAGCGCGCCGAATTCTTAATTCTGAATCCGTTTCTTGTGATCTACCAATGGTCGCGTTACTCGGATTGCTAACCGTTGAAACCCCAAATTGAGGTGTAACTAGCTTTGTAATTGAGTTAGATGGAGCTGATACTGCGCCAATTACAGTGCAGATAATAGCTACAGAAATAGAGCCATCGACCCCGATCGTAGCATCAGCCATTGTCGAGAACTGGTCTTGTGTAGATGGGTTGGAGATCAATGTGCCCGACGGGATTACAGTATTTGCAATCCCTGTAAAGGTAGCCAAACCAATGCTATATGCCCCTGCAATGCGACTAATCCCGTTAAGCTGGACTAACCTAGAAAGACCTGATCCGCTTGCGAGAGAAGGATTAAAGGAGTTGTAAACAGCTTCCGCTAGTTGATCTTCACTACTGATTCCCTCAGAGAAGATGCCGAGCATTTGCCCGTCTTGTGTATCGGGGTCTAAGTTAATACTTGGGCCAAATATGGCGATCATAGCGGCTTGATAATTCGCCAAGATTACATCTAATCCGTCCCGTTGAAATCCTGTGCTGGTTAATTGCGTTGTCATACGACGTTATCCACCTTAATGTTTTCAATCGTTCCGTAAACTGTTGTCAGATTTACGGCAATACTTAACTTTCTTGTTTCGTGACTAAATAACAGATCAAAGCTAGTTATTTCTTTAACGCCCATAGTTCCGAGGATTGACTGTCTAATTAGCGATTCAGCCAATGGGATGTTTGCGGGGTTAATGCAAATATCACTTAGGTAAGGAACTCCAAAGCCATCGTCCAAGAACCATTCGCCCATGATTGAAAGTAGACGGGTTTTGACGTTCTGAGCTACCGCTTCTTGATCTTTGGCATAGTTGGCTAAGCCCTGACCGAAAGTCATGTCATGGTTTGAATCTAAGCGTCTAGTAAGCATTAAATTGGATTCCCTGATTGATCTGAGCCAGCTTTTACGCCAGTTGTTTTATGTGATTTGAGTGAAATTCCACCGCCAGTTACGTCTACAGTAGCGTTTAGAGTCCCATCAAACTTAGCGCTACCATTGCCACCGTTGCCGGGTGATCCAGCAATATTTCCAATTACGGTAGTGTTCCCATTTAGCGTGATATTTGGGCTATTAATTACGGTTCCTTCTGGAGCATTTATCTCCATCGCGCCACTAGCACTCATCTTGTAATCACCGCCTGGGGTCTTGGCCTGTACCGACCCATCAGCAAATAGCGTGATTGAGGCTGAGCCATCCTTCAATCTAAGCTGGGCTGAGTCGGCGCTATATCCACTGACCTTTTTAGGGTTACTGGAGAACCCGACAAATGCGAATCCGTCTGAGTAATCGTGCATCCGATAGTCGGCTGGGGGCGCTGTACTTCCACCTGAGAACCAGCCATCTATGCAGCGCTCAGAGAATACTAATAAGCACTCATCGCCAGCCGTAACAGGCATGGTCATGGCAAAAACACCGCCTTGCAATACATGAACGGGTACATCAAGGCATAAAGGCAAATTAACCTGATTGCCATTGACCATCACCATCTGAATAGTCGGTTGAACTACTGCCGTTTGTACGTCAGAATTAAAACTCACGACAATGCCAGGGCAAGCCGTATGCAAGGATTTAAGGCGATTATCTAAGGCTTGATTTAATGCGCTTCCAAGTCCTGAGATTAGCTGAGCATCTTTCTGTAATAGTTCTCCGCTCATTTTTTCTTACCCTTACTGACTGTTGATCTTCCACCCAATGCAACGCATAGGGCTTCGGTTTGCCATGTTTGGCTTCTCGTATCGCCCTTGTGGGTGAGTTTGAGAATCTTGTAGATTCCGTCTGTATCTAGCTTGGTGGTCTTATCTGTTGCGGGCATATTGCTTGAATCAACCGTTGTGCCTGTTAGTTGGTTACCCTTTTGAGTTTCTCCAACCTTTTGACCTTTTAGTTTGATCGAGTTGTTATCCAGCTTTAATGATCCGTTCGCTCGCGCATTAGGGTTCATCAGAAACTTGACCGTAATACCTTCCTCGTTGATTTCGGGCGAACTGAGCATTCCAGTTAAAGCATTAACTACGATTGCCTCATTAGGAAGCAATAAATCAGTCTTAACGATCTGCAAAACTCCATCTTGAATTGACCAGTTGGCGCCTGATTGGTTGGCTACTTTATGGAGGGCATCCCGAGAATTACCCACTAAGACTTTTCCACGAGTGCGAGCTGCGCCAGTAACTTGCTTTACACCATTGTTTGAAGTGGATGTGAAGGTCTTGGCTACCTGATCGACTACATCAGCATTAGTCGTTCCCGAAGCTAGAACCGTATTGACAAAGGCATTGCGATAGTCGTTATCTCCATCGGCAGCTTCGATTTCAGTAATGAAGTCGTTGCCTTCACGATAGCGGAATACATGAATGATGTTTCCAGTAAAAACCAGCTTTATATTATCTTTATAGCCAGCATTAAGAAAAATATCGGTGTATTCCTTCTTGATCTTGGCTTCGTTCTCAGGGTTTAAGTTGAATATCTTAATGAGGGCTTTATTTGGGGTGTGATCAACGGTCTTAACGATCTCGAACTGAATGCGGAGATTCGTCACTTTTAGACCGCTTCCACCTTTGCCGATAATCACTTCGGCTACCCTGCCCCATTGCCTTACTGCGCCTGAATCACTCATGGCAATAAGTCCTGACTGAACCAGTAAACATTGACCCTAGAGCCTAGATCATTCGCCCCAGCGTCAATACCTGAGTTCGATTCGTCATAAACCATTAGTGCGCCCATCTTTAAATTGAATGGGGCTAGTAAGTTTTGACCTAAAAGAATAGCGATACCCGACACCAATAGAGTGCTACTGGCATCGTCAGTAATAGACATAGACCAAACCCTAGAGCGATCATTAAAACGAATATCGAATTGATACTTTGTATCGCCAAGCTGGGTAACGAATCTCTGGGCTACTGAGGAATTGAGAGGGAGTGTAATGATTGTCATTTTCCGAATGATCCGAATACAGTTTTAAGTAAGGATTGCTTTTTATCTCCAGCAGGAACCTCTGCACCTTGCTTCTCGCCACCATCTTTAGGCTTCTGCGCCTGTCTTGCTTTTGATCTTGGAGGGTAAGTAACTGCCTCAGTGGTGACGATGATTACCTCTCTCAAATCAGCCTCGAAGATTAAAGCGGATGAAGTGGCAGCATCTTGAACGGTACGAATACTTGTGCAAACCATGTTCTTGTAGAGCTTTAATCCTGTTTGAACATCGAATGGTTCTGCTGATTTTTGGAGCTCACAAAGTAAATCGAATGCCCTCTTTGATCTGCTTGTACCGCCTGAGAATTGATCTGCACCAAAGAATCGGGTAATTGGGTTGAGAACGGCATCCGATACACCCGCCTTGATCTTGACCCGCAAAGGCTTCATATATGCGTGGTCAGAAACTGTTACCCCTGATTCAACTGGGTTATCAGTGACCTCTAATTCAGCCGTATGATCCTCTTCAAATACTGCATCAAAGACAAATCCGCTAACTGATCGAATAATGGCAACACGGCCTGTGAGTATGCTAAGTAGGCTCATTAGTTAGCCACCGAATTTTGATGATTTCTAACGGCCTCACGAGTGGCTCGATCGAAGCTCTTAGCCATTACCTCTGGGTTATCAGTCTTGACGTTTACAACTGTGCCTTGGACCACGGTAGTAGTTGATTTGTTACTTACCGAACCTTGATTTGCAGATACCCCAATAACTCCACCAATTGCATTTATTCCACTAGCTTGTGTTTTTGAGGTTTGATTTACATCAACCTGAGAGCTAAACGAACCTCCCACAAACCCCTTGACCTGATTAAATAGATCAACAGCTTTTTGAAATGGGTCAATCACATAATCATGCCAAAGTTTGCTTATCTTTTCACCAATGCTTTTAATGTCATCCCAAAAGTACCAAATTGCAGCACCTAATCCAGCAATTCCAGCGACCGCCAAGGTAATGGGCCAGAAAGCCCAAAGCCACATGACAGCAGTCCTGATACCAAAGGTATTCATTAGCAACATTAAACCTGTCATAGCAGCACTTAAAATTGCCAATGCAGCGGGGAACTGGTTGTAAAGTTGCTCGATTATTGAATCATTACCTTCGACCCAGTTCACTAGATCATCAATGATTAAGAAGATTGCACCAGTCAAAAGACCGTTGATTGCACCTTTTAATAACCTAACTGCGCCTGTCATCAACCCCATAAGAGTAATATTTGAAAGTATGGCGATGCCCTGCTTAACCATCCCAGCTATTAGTTCGTACGTTGCCGTTACTGCCTTGGCTATTGCCACACCAGCGAAGATAGTTAATGCGCCGCCAGCTAGATAGGTCAAGATATTAAACTTTTGAAGAGCATCGACTACGTACATCACACCATTCTTTAGGCGTACAACCCAGTCCCAAACAGTTTCGAGAACTGCTCCAAACAACTTAAACGCCGTAATAAATGTCCCGCTAGTCGCCTTACGCTGAGCGTTGTAAAAGTCTAGGAAGCCATTGAGGATCTTCTCTACTGCTGGGAAAAGATTAACGGCTAGTAACTTAGCTAATACACCGATCACAACACCAGTACGCTTAAATAAGATGTTTACATTCTCAGCACGTTCATAATCTGCATCTGAAAATAAGCCCTTTCCCTCCGCCTCTTCCCGCATTTTTTTGAACGCTTCGCCGCCATCTTTTAGGATTTTGACCATATTAGGGTCAATTCTTAATTTATTTAGATAAGCCAATTGCTCTGCTCTAGGCAAGCCATTGATCTTATCGGCTACAACTCCAAGCATTTCATCAACGGATCGGACATTACCAGAGGCATCTTTAGCGCTTAGGCCCAGCTTTTGAAAGATCATTGCGCCACGGCCAACACCCAATGCAGCTTCACCAGTGATTGAGTTAAGCCCTGCAATACTGGATTTAACCGACTCCATATCAATACCAGCCTCTTTAGCAACACGGCCTAGAGCTTCAACACTTGATGCTGATACGTCATTAGTCTTAGCAAACTCATTTAATTCTGCCATTCCATGCGCGGCACCGCCAACGAAAGCAAGAAGTCCGGCGGCTGCGCCCACCATTACTGCGCCAACCTTTAAAGCGGAGGCGTGGATATTGGTAAGCGATTCATCAAATTGCTTGGCTGCCGTTGTGTCACCCTTGAAAAAGAGTTCTACAAAGAAGCTATCTAGTGCTTGTGCGCTCACTTAATCTCACTTTTTTTCTTGTCTGCGTTGATATTCAACTTCCTCATCCATAGCCTCGTGAAAGTCTGCGAGGTCATTTAGGGTGTAGGAGCCGTCTTTTAATTCGATCAAGGTACATAGCGGCGGGTTACGCATAACCGGACGCATGATGTACCAATTGATATTTGCTGATTCAAATACCTCTACGCTTGCTCTGTTCCTGACAGCGAAGTTAAGAGGTTTTCTGGAAAAAAATCAGCGAAGTTCGCTTTCAGGGCAGCAATAAACACTTGCCAAATTTCCTTATTGCGACCATTGAATGACTCTTCCATTGAGTTGATGCGCTTGCCGTCAATAGAAACACACTTAAAAACGGTCTCCATTGTCTTAATCAGGTCATCGGCATCCATCTTGGAAGCCAATTGACCGATAGCCAAGGCAGTAATGCCCATCTTCTCAGCGCCATCTTTAACCGTTGTCAAAGCTGCGAACAATGGTTCACCGATTACCTTGGCAATAGCTACTTCAACACGCAGGGCATCAATAATGCCAAGAGTGCCAATAGAGATTTGACGACCCCCAATATCAATTTGAGTAGCGGCCATTTATTAAGCTCCTGCCAAAATATCAGCCGCATCGCCAAGCAATGTGTTCAAGTTTTCTACTACGATTTCCCACTCTGTGTCACCAGCAGAAGCGCCACGCTTAATATCAGCAGGCTTAGTGATGTAGCCAACAGTACCGATAGACATATCGTTGCGGTATGTGTCTAAGAATTGAACGGTTACAGGCACGAATGTTTGGGCGCCAGCTTCGCCAAGTGACTGAATAGCACCAAGGAACTTGTTTGACGGGCTAGTAGCTTGCAATTTGAATGTGAAAGAGCCTGATTTATCAGATCCGATAGTCATCATCATCTTGCCATCTGCACCGACTTTATCTTCGATCGAGTTCTTGCGACGTTTGATGTCAAGAACATCATCACCATCTGACCAGTTTGTAATTTCTACGCCATTAACTAAAACAACGCAGTTCTGAAATGAATAAGCCTTCATGTGTAGCTCCAAATGAAAAAGGCCACCCGCAGGCAGCCCAATAAAAAGAAAACCCCGCAAGTGCGGGGCTGTAATGTGTTTCTAAGTGTTCTTAGCGCTCAAATGTCAATGCAATATCGACACCATGAATAGCGCCAGCACCTTTAGCAAGGATCTGAATCGGCGGGGATTTGCGAGCTTCACGGTCTGACTGAGTTTGTGAGGCAACTTTAGGCGCCCAAACGTAGTAGCCTTTTGGCAAGAAATCGCCTGATTTAACCTCGCCTAAATCCATACCGTTCCATGTGCCTGGGGATAGTAATCCGCAATTAGTAGCGGCATCGCAAGCAATGGCTGCTTGATGCAATAAAGCGGCAACACCCTTATCGGTTTGTGGAACCTTAGTGGTACGGGTCAGCAGATAGCCGAATACCTGAGTTTGAATAGTGTTCTGCAACCAATCCAAGCCAATTACTTCATCCAAGAATCGACCATTAGCTACGACACCCTCAGCCAACATCGCGCTATCACCGAAGTAGGTGTAATAGTTCAATTTCTTAGCGATCAATGCTTGACGCTGAGTTTCGGTTACGTTGATTGGAGTTACGCCAGGCTCTTGTTTGAATTTCAGCGTGATAGTGCTGTCCTTCATCGAGAAGTTAGTAGTTAGGATGCGAGCCATTGCTGAAACAACTGCATAAGCATCGTTATCGTCATACTGACCGAATGTGCGTGAGTAGCCTAATTGCTTTAGCTTGTAGCCAATATCGGTGATTGAACTTGCATCGAGTGAAGCTAGTACGTTTGTCGTATAGCCGAATACTTTAGTGTGAGCCTCAGTCCAAGCAGCAGCTTCAAGAATCTCAGCATCAGTAACGCCGCCAGCGATTGCAAGGGTTAAGCCATACCAGCTAGTATTTGCATCGTTAATACGGATCAGGGCATTTGTAACAGTCTCGCCAGCATGAATACTTGCAATAGCGATCTGCTCAGGCCGTGGGGATTGCATAAAGAAGATATTGGCTGCTTTATAAGCCTCAGAAGTAGAAGCCCAGTCAGCAGATACGCTATCCATATCAGAGTAGAAGCTAATTACTGATGTATTAGAAGCGTTTGAAGGTGCTGAATCCGTCAAGATGCAAGCTAATCCGAATCCTGCGCCCTGTGGGAATGTTGGAGATACATTAACGGTAACGCTAACGATTTTAGAAACTGGGATTTTACTCATTTAGATGCCCTTTGGTTAATGATTGATCTATGCCTTTACGTCTAGGCTGATTGTGCTTATGGCCTCAATTAAGTTGCCATGTATGTCTTTTTTGTCTGAATGAATGTCAATCTCTACAGTTCCGTAGGTGTTCAGAACTTCACCTTCCAAAACGATTGCGCTAAAGTCGATTGAAACCTTTGCCTGCTCTTCCCATTCCGTATTAATTACGGCGGTTACATTGGTAACACTAGAAGTCTTTAGAAGCCCCAATCCAAGCTGTTGCATCATGCTTACCGATGAGTCGAGAGAAAGAATTGAAAGCAACCTGAGAGCGTTTTGATAGGCTCCAAGCCTAAAGAATTGAACTGATACGCTACAAGTTCGTTGTCCAACCATGTTGGATTGAATAGTGTTGGTGCCAGCAATAACAGAAAGCCGTCTTTCATCACTACCTTTAGCATCAATGGCAGTAATTAATACCGTTGCGAATGGCTCCGATTTACCTCCCGTTGGTGCGTTTGAATTCGCCTTGCGTACGCTATTAACGGGCATACCCATTACGGTGCGAATTAGAGTGCGAATCTTTAAATTAATGAGGTCTAAATCTGTCATATAGCCATTCCTGTTGCGATTGCGAACCAATAGCCATGCTGTTGCCACGGCTTAGCAAAAGCCACTCGATACTGAGAGCCATTCCATAGAACCGTGTCCGATCGTAGTGATTGACCATCACCCATCAATACATCCTGAGTGCAGTAAATGGTGATCGCGTTAGATTGGCGCTCACCTTCCGGCAAGAATTGAAGAGCATCTTGCGCCTTGGTTGGTTGAATAACCCCGATACGATCGAGCGTTACAGGAGCATCCGACCACTCACCTTCATTGATGAATGAACCAAACATTCGGTTAATCTGAAAAGGCTGTGCGAAATCGGGATCATTGATAAGGTCTGATACTTCAATCATTTAGCGACTACCTCATGTGTAATGCTTTGAATCAATAAGCCAGTATCAATAAGTGCTTTCGAGCTACCTTTTGCTTTGATTGTTGCTGGGTCTAAGGATTGGAAGGCTCCGGCTCTAATGAATTGCTGAACTAGGCTAGATGCCTTCATTCCCAATCGGTCTAAGCTGACTGTTACCGGAAGATTTTGGAGGAATACGCACTTTAAATTTGATTCATTGATCTTATTTAAGACCTCTGCACCTTCCGCTATTGCGTTTCTAAGGAATGGGCGCTCGGGAACTTTGCCCGGAACTCCAAACTCATGTACTGCAGCCACTAAAATTACGGGTGTGCCGTTTGGGTAAGCTAAATTACTAGGCACGCCAACGCGAACCTGCTCATCGCCAATCGTTGCGACAGTGCCTATGAATTGATCAAGCCTACGTTTAGCAATTTCTCCGCCACTTACTTTGGCTGAGATCATGCTATTAGATGACCCGAGCCGATAATTTTCACCAAATAAAGGTAACGCTGACCATAGAGCGTTCTCATAAATGGGTTTTCTGCTTTCTTTTGCAACATCAAGTCCGATGATTGAACTTGAACATCGCCTACTTTCTTCATATTGAAGTCGGTAGATAGTCCACTTGTAGATGTAATGCCTTTCAAAACTAGGGAATGGGCAACATAGCTACCCATTCCTTCGTTCAAGTAATCCCCCCATCGAGACAGGTTGAAACTTGGCAATGCCATATCAAGCTGAGCCTGTAGCACCGTGTCGGTAACTGTCGAAAACTCTGGGAACAGAGCCTTAAATTCGATGGGGGTCATTGATTACATTCCTTCCATGTAGTACGCAGACTTGCTATAGCGCACTTCAACACCGCTGTAACGGTAATCGCCAGGCACGAATACACCACGGCCACGCAATTGCGGAGCTAAGAAGCGTAAAGTTACTGGGATATGCATTACTAAACGCTCTGCGCTGTTTGTGTAGAACAATGCGCGAGTACCCTTACTTGTGCCGGCAGTTTGCAAGCCAAAGCCCGGCAATACTGTAATTTCGCCACCAATGTAATCTTTGTAAAGATTGTTGGCTTTGAAGTATTCCAAGATAGTCATATCGCTGTTATCAGAGCGTGGTGTGCTGTTGATAAGAGCGTATGCAGCAGGTGGCAATACGATTGTGTTTGGCACATCGTTATTTGCTGAGCTGTTGAACACTTGATACAAGCCAGCATTCAAGTCACCAAGAATTTGAGCAGGAGTAGCAGTAGCCCAAGTTTTACCAGACGGTACATTGCCCTTAGAAATACTTGGGTGCTGGAATAAGCCCTTCAAATCTGAGCCTTCGCCATTCAATGCAACATCGTTCATGTGACGGCGATAGCCATCCATTGCCGCTTCCATGCGACCTTGTGGCAATGGGCGCTTAAGGTAAGCGGATTGGATCAATTCTTGTTGTGTGAAGTGGTAACCAATATCACCCGGTGCGATGTCCATTGAACGCTCAGCAACAGTAATATCGACCAAGTTAATATCATCAGACTTGCTTGAAGCACGACGGCCACGAGCTACTGAGTCATAAGTCTGGTAGCGAACAGTCTCAGCCCATTCGCCAGCTTCGCTAGAGATTGGAACTAAGCGCTCATACTGCATAGGTGTGTATTGACGGCTATATACGCCTGCCTCTGTGTAAGCCAATTGACTTACGAGGAATGACATACCAGCAGTTGCATCGCTTACGGCGCGAACTTCAGGAGCTTGACCAATAGTCTGACGCAAAACTGCATCAAAAGCATTGATTTCAGCTTGGCGGGTTACTGCATAAGCATCGTTTGCGGACTTGATAGTAGCCGCATCTAAAACAATTTTAGTCATGTGTTTCTCCAAAAGAAAAACCCCGCATATAGCGGGGCTAGGACGTAAAAAAACCGCCCGTAGGCGGCTTGATTGCGTGATTATTTGCTAAGTGATTAGCGACCTAAAAGGTTGAACTCAATAATGCCAATTGAACCAGCTACTACGGGCTCAGCCCATTTAGCGCCGATGATTGCAACACGACCAGCACCAGCAGCGGCTTTGGACAAAGAACCTAAGCCACCAGCAGTAATGGAGATAACTTGATCGCCTTCAATTGCGTTTTCAGCAGCAGTAACATACATACGGCCTGACTTAGCAACTGGGACAGTTTGGTTAATAGCAAATGAAACTGTGCCATCAGCGTTGTATGGGTGATCTGCATAGCGAATAGCGAAGCCAATGATTGAATCGGTATCAGCAACAACACCATGACAACCAACACCATCACCAGCAGTAGCTACAGGAGCGCCAAAGTCGATAACAGTAGCGCCAGTATTGATTTTGCTGACAGATTGGTAGACATTTTGATCTACGATCGAGCCAGCATAGCCACGATCACGCAGAATGCCGCCTGGGGTATTTAACAAGTCTTGCATATAAATCTCCTAAATGGATAAAACCCTTATCGGGCGGATTGGTTTTGGATAAAGAGGTCACGAGCTGAAATAGCAGGTGCAGATTTAACTACGCCAGCCAATGCATCGCCTACTGCCTTCTCACCGTTTGCAGATTCTTTCTTAGAATCAAGGGAGATAGCTAAAACACCGAATGCGATAGAGATAGCTTCATCACTCGCATCGGCTACGGATTTGCCAGCCAATACAGGGGCAACTACTGCGCTTTTCTCAGCATCAACGGCGATTTGTTCGACAAACTCACGACGAATCTGAGTGCAAGTCTTACCATCAGTCGCTACAGTCGAATGCTTCTTAACTGTTTCGATCATTGCAGCCCAAGCAGGGATCAATGAGTCGCGGATTTCAGGAGTGATTACATCCTTTTTAAGCTCATCCACTTGTGCAGTATGTTCAGCTACTAGAGCCTCTGTCTCTGCTTTATGAGTAGCGTTAAGTTCCTCTACTTTAGAATCCGCATCAGTAGCCATTTTTAGGGCTTCATCACGGTCTTTTGCTAACTTTTCAATAACACCCGCTGTGGTCTCGCTGACCTCAAGAGGGATGCCATCAACTACGATCTTGCGATCAGTCATGGGGATTTCCTTGTTGTTGCCTGCGGGGGCGTTATCGTGAACTCGGCAAGCTGACCCGCATCTTGCTTTGTCTACCAATGCGACATGATTGCCGCGTATTTGCCTTTGAATACCGTCATACGCTTCACCGTTAGGAGAAACACCTGCCGTCATATCCAAATTGAATTTGTAACCATTCGATAGCTCGCACTTACCGCTATCTAGGGCCCCAATAATTTCAGGGGTCTTAAATACAATCTCAGCACCTACATGCGAATCAGAGGCTTTAGCCACTCCCCTTACATCACCATGCGAATACTCTTTCCAGTTGTCTTTAGTTACTAAGACTGGGGGGTGATTGTTTGTTAATGGATTTCCATTAAATGAATCAATGCTCGATTGATCGAACACTTCCGAGGCTGGGCGATAAAGCACTACCTTGCGGATTGGATCGCCATCTAAGCCAAGTTCTGAGGCTAGATAGGTCTGAGTGCCAACCCTAGAGATAATGCCTTTAGCGACTAGAAAGCCCTCGTCTGTAACTGACCGAGAGCTAATGCCGATTGAGTCTTTTACTTCGATTGTTTTCATAAATCCCCTAATGCTTGACCGATACTGAAACCAGTCATAGCCATACTTGCTGCCTGACTAAATCCGAATGAATCTTCATCTTCCGTTTCGATTACAGGAAGCGCCACGCATCTACATTGATAGTCGTCCCCTGGATTACCTACATCCGGCGGGGAATCCCAACTAAAGGTTTCACCATCGAGCGCGGCATGCTCTTCTCGAACTCGCTCATCGCCTGATGTTTGCCATACATACTTGGTAATTCCGACTGATTGCTGTCTTGCCTGAGTAAAGGCGCTATTCATCTTTGAGGTTTGATCCCTAGCGATTAACTGCGCCCTGCTCTCAGCTACATCGCCCATATTCTTAACTGTGTCGAATAGGCTTTCTTGCCCCATTCCTTCTGACCAGTTTTTATAGACAGCATCAAGTATCTTTTGGTGATACTCGGGGGCGAATGAAGTAATCAGCTCGACATTGGCTTTAATGGCTAAGCTAAAAGGTTCACGAATAGCATCATTCGATAGCACGCTTGCCACATCAATTCCAAAGGCCGTCTTGATACTTGCTGAGAATCCAGCATCAACGCTATTCAGATTACGAGTGGCCGCCAAGGTAGATAACTGCTTGGCTTGTCCGTCGATAACCCCAAATTTCTTGGAGGCGGATATTACCGCCTGCCTAATCCATAGGGGTATCTCATCGAATGCCGCATTCATTGGCATTTTGTTAGCTTGTGCAGCAGCCCGAATCTCTTGCTCAGTAATCGCTCGTAACTTTCTAACGATTGCCAATAATTGGGACTTATACCAAAGATCATTAGCCTTGGATGGGTAGATCGGCTTTAACTTCCCAACCTTACGTTTACCCATTCCAAGGGCTTTTCTACCCCTAACTAGAGAGGCCAAATTGATACTCATTTAATGGGTTTACTTCCCGAATAACCAAGAGAACACTCCACCCTGCTTCTGATTGACAGATGCCTGATCTTGAGTGACAACGGGTTGAATCTGATTGACGGCTTGAACTTCTGCCTTGACAACCTCTGCAATTGGCTCAATCTCAGGCGGTGTATTGAATGCAATAACTAAAGCATCATCATCTTGCAATACGACTTCATTCTCCTGTGGGTTGTCAGTACTGCGGAATCCAACAACTTTCCCATTTACAAGGGTGTAGGCTTTAACGATTTCAGTCATGATTAAATATCCGTCCAGAGTTGGCAAAGACCTGTGTATTTGCCGAAGTTGAGCATGTTAGCGGTTAGCTTAGTGTCGCAAACAATGCCAGTAGGTAGCATGTCGGCAGGCTTACGAATAGCTAATTCACCGTGATACATCATATAGCTCGTATTGGTACATGATGCTGAACCAAAAGCGATAAATAGAACCGTCTTGTTTGCTGGAATAGATACAGTTGAAGTAGTTGAATTGCTATTTACTGTTGATGCTGTAGTCTGAATATTTGAAAAAGTGTAGGAAGATGTAGTTGCACGCACATCATTAGTGACATTTGGAGTCAGGCTTACTAAACCGCCCATAGAATACGATGAATACGAACTAGCAATAGTATTAATGTTGACGTTAATCGCCGCATTAGTAGTGTTTGTCAGTGCAAAACAAGCCCAATAAAACCGCGGAAATTGATAAGTATTAGATGTTCCTTGGTATGTAGCAAAATCTTCCCTGAAAAAGTAATTTGCAATCGTTGAGCGAATTCCATTAAACAACAATGCAGAACTTGGAATTTCTTCACGGAAAACAGGTAAATTGTTATAGCGAAATAGTTTCCATGATTGATTAATCACGGTTGTGCTAGGAATGCCTGTATTTGTAACTGGGACATAGTTAATGCCAAGTAGTGTTGCCAAGAACTTTTCCCAATATAGAAGTGCAGATTGCTGACCCCATTCAGAGGTGAATCCACCACTAACCCCATCTAGCGGAGTTCCATCTCCAAAAGTCTCTTTAATACCAGCGATGCAAGTAAAGTTAGCCTGAGTGCTTAATGCTGGGGCAACTGGTAGCGATACCGGTGTAGTTGTAGCTTTTGCAATTGCGTACTGAGTAGCGGCATTAGTTACTACCGTGTTGATTGTAGTAAGCAAAGCTGTACGGTCTGCCTCACTGGTTGAGTTTAGTAAATCAGAGCCTAGTCGTTTAGCTAACGCCGTCCAAAAGTCACCAGTACCAGCAGGGGTAGAAAGTGTCGTTGTACTGTTTTCAATAACAAGGAGTGAGTTGATTCGATCAGCAATTTGATATAAAACTGAAGCATCTGCGGCATTTGCAGTGGCGGCGGTAGCGGTGATCTCGCTAAATAGCGTTGATAGTGCATCAACTGGGACAATATTAGTCATGGTTTCCTTAGATTTTTGAGAATGCAGTGAATGGCACTAAATTTGCCGTCAGAGAATTGATATTTTTAATAAATGGGAGATATGCTGGGTACTTACTACCAGATGATCCTGAAGAAGCAGCGGAGCTTGTAGAGGATGAACTTCCCGCACTTCCCGTTGAGCTTGTGGAACTTTTCGCACCTGTACCGCCTGCTACGCTACCTGATGCCGTCCTAAATATGGAGATAAGTGCATCTGATACTGTTGAGCCAAGCGAAGATAGTGCGGCGGGCAATGTAATCTGATCAGCTGAGTAGTCCCCTGCCGTTGGTGTCACATTTCCCTTGCGCCCTAAGAAGCTGGATACAACGTCAGTCGGTACTGCAAGCTGCCTCCAATTGCTTAGAGTTGATGCTGGGGTAGCCATCAAGATATAACACCCACCATCCAATCGAACTGCCAGTGAAACGCCTGTCGCTGGAATAGCGAGCATTTCTGCTTCACTTGCTACGACATAGGGCTTTACTGCCGTTAAATCAGGAAGGTATGCAGGTTTGATCTTGCTATCTAAGCCAAGCATTGCGGATGCTGCTGCATTAGACAGACCGACAGAGTTAATCGGCAATCCAAGTGCTAGTAGCCCTTTTAGGGTATCTGAAACACTCATACTGTTACCCAAGCATCAACGCCAATATATGCTCCTGTAGTGTCATATATCCATGTTTGACGCTCTGTTACCCCGCTAAGTGTGCGAGTTTCTGCAATGGTTTGACCAGTAGCAGGGTCTTTGATTAAGCGAGTTGAGTAGTTAGTGTCTGTTGACGCAGCACTAGCCGTTGATGTAGCGCCACCTTGGACAGAGAACACCTCGATAAAATCTCCATTTGCCAATCTAATTTGCATATCTATTCCTCGCTTATGGGATTTTTATTGGTTCCCGCGCTGTAATCTGGGGCTTTAGTTGCGCCAGCCAATTCAACATCCTCATCGGTCATGCCTGAGTAAGTACCGCTGGTTTGCAATGTCTTAGCCACTACGCTCTCAGTAAGTACGCCAAGGGATAAATAGATCTGATCGCGTTGAGCGTTTGATAGCTCGATCTTGGCTTTGTCCATATCGGACATTTGCCATAGAGAATTGAAATCGAACTCGTAGTCCTCTGGCATATCGCCAAGAGCCGAACGAATCAATATCTGATCGAGTTTTTCGAGTTGCGGTCTTAACTCTGATTCTTGTTTTGCATGAATCGAGTCGTAGTAATTCGATAGGTCACCGTCACCAGTAGCATTTAAGCCACCAGGGGATTGACCAAATAAACGAGTTCTGGGGATTTCTGAGGCGCCACATACATCGTCTGAGAACTTATCAAGCAATGCATCTAGGCCTCCAAAGGTATAGCTCTTTTGCTCGTAATCCTCTTCGCCACCGATGACTAGCGTGTTATTGACACTTTTCATCATTGAGGCAAGGTTTAGGCGCTTGATTAAGTTTGCTTCGCCATCCCTTGTAGAAACTAAGTCACCAAGGTTAGGGATTTTGACCACATCAACTTTGGATTCGTAGATCAATGAGCCTGCCACTGAGCTTGCTGTGTCTTTATTAAGAACCGCATCCCAAACAGTCATCAATACCGAGTCTGACCATCTTGCGTTAGCAATCCAAGGTAGATAAGGGAGTTTTTGGCCATCAAACCGCAATACACGGCTATGGTGGTAAACAATCCCACTCTCTGCTACTTGATAGGTAACTGGTAATCCAAAATCAGGGGAATCTAAATCAGTAACGAGTTCAGCCGATGGGCTTACTCTCCAACGATCGACTACTTGAAGATAACTAAGTCCGCCTAGTTCGATAGCTTCAACATCGAGCTTAGTAGCTAATACATTAGGGTCGGCCTTCGCATCCTCTGTACCGATCAGGATAAGGCTACCTCCGTATAACCGACCCCAGCGTATTGCTTCATTAGACTTGCCCCGCACATTTAAGCGGCGCCCTTCTCTTTCAATGGCTTTAAGCTGAGTTCCGTCATCATCAGCAATTTCTAAATCACGCCAGTTGCGTGTCATGTCATCAGCTACGGCACTAACAATCCGATTGCTGATCCATGATGTGCGAAAAGCATTTTCAAGCGTTACACGGTCTTTGATTACTGCTTGATATGAAGCATAGGACTTCTTATCCTTGTTCGACCCTACCCCTGCTATGACGTTCTCTAAGCCATCTTTGGCTACTAAGGACTTTGCTTTAGCAGTAATAGGCTTAGAGGTTTTCATAGAGTGAGTTTCTTGTGTTCGCCAACATATCTGTAATGGCGTCAATCATTGGGTCGATCTGGTCATCATGTTTATGCGTGTTATCAGGCGTAAACGATTCACACTCAGTCACAAAGTCGCTAGTGAAAGAGGCTTGTGATGGAATGCAGACCAGCTTTGCTTCTATATGACTCACTACATCCATGAGGCGAGTGAGTTTGTCTTTAACGCGAGTAATCCCTTTAATGGGGATATGCCCGAGAGCTTTAATTTCTTGAATAAGCCCAGTACCTGAACTAGCCTCTTCGACTAGCATCTGCCTGAGTACGGGAGCGTGATAGTCACCCTCTCCAATAGCTAGATGCTTTTGCCAGAAGGCAATTGCTCTTCGCTTCATTTCGGGGGCTTCCCACTTACCTCTGATTTGATCTATGAGATAAATTCGACCATCTTCACCACGGCCCCAGCATTGGAATACTGAGTAATCGTTTCGCTCACCCGTCTTTTGGGCGGTATCGGCGAATATCTTGCGGTAGAGCAATCTAGGTAAAGTTTCATACCTTACGAACCACTCACCTTTAATCAGTCCACCACCTAAAGGTGATGGTCTTTGTTGGTACTGCCCGGCAAAGGTATAGGAATCAGCTTTCTCCATTTGCTGTAAACGCTCTAAAGAATGTTTATCAGGCCATAAAGGAGTGCCATCATCTTGAATTGCTGGTAGGCATAAGTGAGTCCACTCTTCACCTGACCCGCCACCAAGTAGGTAGCCAGTCATATCATCCTCATGCAATCTTTGCATGATTACGATTACTGGGGTATCAGGGCTATTTAAGCGGCTGGCAATCGTATTGTTGAATCGGCGATTGATACGACCTCGAATAGTGTTCGAGAAAGCATCATCAGGCTTTAATGGATCATCAATAATTAAGGCGCCATTGAAACCTTCGGCTGGTAATCCAGTTCCGAATCGCTCTCTGCCTAATGCGCCAGCACCGAATCCAGTTACCGGGCCACCTGTGCCGGTAGCGTACATACCGCCACCGTCTGTTGTGTACCACTTCTTTTTACTGTCTGAATCGTCTTTGATACCTGTAGGGAATAAGGCTTGATACTCTTCGCTCTTAACTAACTCACGAACTACTGAGCTGTTATCTAATGCCAACTCATCCGAATAGCTTAGATGAATGAACTTAGCTTTTGAGTTATTGGCAAGGCACCAGGCTATGAACAGCTTAACTACTAATTCAGTCTTACCGTACCGAGGGGGTACATTGATAATCAACCGCTTGGTATGCCCTGCCGCTAATTTTTCTAATGCTTCGATGATCCTGTCATGGTGTGGCGCGAATATGAATTCAACACCGCTAAGAACCTTAAAGTAGATGCAAACAAAGTATTTGAAACTAGCTAAAGCGCATGAGTATTCATCTTTTTGAGATTCATTCATTACCTACCGATAGCCCAAGTCTTTTTAGGCGATCCCTAATTTCGTTAGCTGGGATTCTTAGGCCGCCATTGTTATTGATCTGTATCAGGGTTTCAGGTGACTTACCCAAAACACCGTCACGACTCTTTTGCAATATGTTTGCGGCTGCATTCATATCTTGAAAGCTCATCTCATCCGATACCCAAGGCTTACCATCCTCACCAAGCGTAATATGCTGGTCCAATTTCAATAGGGTAAGTTGAGCCAGTTTGTTTTGACTGTTGTCGTAGAACTCAATATGCTTTGTTTTTTCTTCGACTACGCTTTCAATAGCGGTCACATTGCGGTCATCATGCCCCGCTAAGCCATGTAGGTACTCAATTCCTGCGGTCACGATGACCGCTGTATCTTGTGGCATTCCTTTTGTCAGCTTATTAACTGCGCCCTTACTTACGCCATGGCGATCCGCTAGTTTTTGCTGGCTATATTCACCAGTACGCCACTCAGCAATAATTGCTTGCTTGATGGAGTCTTGAATAGGTTTTGCAGCCATCTAAGCACCAAACAGGCTATTAGCCTTCTCTAGTGCTGAAACTGTCTTAGCCCTGTAGTCACCGCATAGGGACATTCTTGTGCCAACATGGTCGTGCTTATTGCACACTCTGATTCTCTTACTGCCGACATAAGCATGACTCTTGCAAGTCCTGCACACCTCTGATGATTTAGATTGATCGTCTCTCTCAGCCTTGATATGCGGTGGTAAGTATTCTCGTTGGGTAAAAGTCATCTAGTGAGTGATGCGGTTGTTTAGTTATTGAATACCCCGTTCTGCCTAGCTTTGGCAAGGTGGGGTAAGGCCTGTAGCCTCGGCACCGAGTTCTCCCAATGCCTAGCCAACCTGATAAGCCAAAAGGCTTACAGGAAATCACTTAAAGACATACTTCCTTACGGCTGACAACTCAAGACGAATATCAGTCACTAAATTAGTTATTTGATGAGGACTTATTGCGAAAATTGTCATGCGTAAGAAAGCAAAAAGCCCCCGAAGGGGCTTAGCCGACCATTAAAAATGATCTAGGTTAGATTCCGTTACCTCTGCGGTTGCAGAACCAAATTGGCGGCTAGTCCTTTTTTCACCACTTATAGGACTTCTTTAGCAAAAAGCCCCAAACTTTTTAGGTAAGGGGCTTCTTATTAGATCAACACATCATATAGACGCGTTAACCTTGTGAGGATTGTATCGTGTTTTAGGGTGTTTTTATGCCGTTTTTAGAAGTGACATTGTGTACATTGTGTACATTGTGTACATTAAAACTTTTGCAACATTCATTAAGCGCTTGCCATTGGTCTAACCATTGGCTTAATTTTTGGAATGCGTAATTTCCTTGCTTGCCATAAATCCCAAGCAACTTGCATACCTAGCCAAACATCGGGTGATGTACCAAGCCATGCGGATAACTTAATCGCCATGGGTGCAGTAATACCAGCTCTAGCGTTCAAAATCTTAGATAGAGCAGTTCTAGACATCTTAAGGTCTTGCGCAGCCTGCGTAACAGTTACATCACCAATCCACTCCCTTAATACTTCCCCTGGGTGTGCTGGGTTGTGCATTTCACTCATATTCATTCTCCTTAATGGTAGTCCTGATAGTTAACCAAAACTGCATCTTCACCTTCAAACCTAAATGTCATTCTCCAGTTGCCACTTACTGATACTGACCAATGATTTTTAAGATCGCCTGAAAGCGGGTGTAATCCCCACCCTCCTACGTTCATATCTGCCTCATCTTTGGCTTTATCCAATAGAGACAGCATCAAGCGCAACTTGCTGGCGTGAGAAGCATTTATTCCAGCCCTACTTCCATTCTCAAAGAACTCTCTCAGTCCCTTGTGTTTGAATGTCTTTATCATGAGTCTATTGTAGCGTGTTGCTTAACACTTTGCAATAAGGTTTTGACCAGCAATTTATATGTAGCATCCGAATAGCCTGATACACGAGTGTTTATTGGGTTTGGGTGCTCAAGTGAAGGCCATTTACCAGAATTAACGTTGTTATAAAGAGTTTTATGGCCTATCCCCAAATTAATGCAAATCTCTTTAATTCGATAAAAGTAGTTCATACC